CCTCAAGAACTGTTAGATGCTGGAGCATGGTCAATGATGGGCGGTTCTTATGTTGCTGCTTGTGATAGCAGATTCAATGAAAAGATTGAAGAGCTAACAGGCCATACATTTTATGGAGCGGTAGCACTACACGATAGAACAGAAACAGATAGCTACATCAGGAGCATGGACTAATGGGTAAAAAACAAATCAAATACGAGCAGCAGCCAAGAAGAATCTTGGCTATTGCTGCATGGAATAGTGGAACATCCATAGCGTGGTCATCAGGCCATGATCCGAACATAATCCACGCAACAAAAGCAGTAAGAAAAGCTAAAAGAGATAACAAATTATTGGGCTGGCAGATAATGACAGTCCATATATTTGATATTGAAGACAGCGAAAGATGGGCATGGGATGGATACCAGCTAAGAGATCCAGATGTAATAGATAAAGAGTCCGACTCTTATAAAAATGACTATTACAACCAGTACAAAGGGTGCAAACCTTTTAAATTAATTGAATCTTTACAGGTGGTCACATGATTAAACTGCATTACATCGAAGACAAGGACAATATTCCAGCCATATTAGATCATGGCTGGATAGTTCAAAGCGATACATGGACGGATTGCCCTCCAAGTATTCAAGAAAAAATAAGCAACGATCTTATGTCACAATTTTTTGGCAATGATCCAAAGCTAGTAAAACAAAATCAGGAGGAACTTAACTAATGGCTATGTCACTATGCGACTATCCAATTCATACGGATCAAGTCAAACATCAATATAAATACAGGGTAGTTTTTACTATCGACTGTGATTATGAAGAACTTGTCGAGGCAATAGACCTCGACTTTGTTCGAAGAGGTAACGACTTAAAGGTTAGTTGTTACACCAACAGCACACAAGAATTAGAAAGCTGGTTACACCCAGACTTTTCTACTTTCTGTGAAAACGTACTTAATCCAGAACTAGCTGAGTCTTGCAGCTACGCTATGGTTTACCGCAAAAAAGGAGGCAATTAAATGGGATTAGATGAACAGTTCAAACGTATCCATTTGGAGTATGGCATTATCAACGACAGATATATGTTCGAGACTCCAGAAGGATATACGGACAGCGATTATCTAAGGGAGATCGGTGCTAATGACATCGAACTCCTTAAGTTATTAAAAGAAAATCCTTTATGGCATACGCAAGTGCAACGTCTAACTTACATCTTGGGGGTTGTTAATAATCTCTCAGGTAATACAGACATGGCGATAGTGTTACCAGATGATTCAGTTAAAGCTAGAAATTTATTAATTAAGCATATAATTGAAGACTTAATCCCAATAGTGGAGATGGTTAACTCATGCAGATAGTTGATAAACAATTAAAGTCGTATGAAATTATCTTTAGTAGTCTCTCGACAGGTAATGTCGAGGGCTACATACAAAAAGGAGTTAATTTATACGAGGCATTGACTAGCTTTATGCGAAGCAAGATACCTTATAAAGAAATTTATGAGGTAAAACTGTACAAAGTTAATCAAAAACTGGAGGCATCGTGAAGTTAAGATATCAATTTATATTCTTGCTTTTTATTATGTCTCCTTTAACAATCCTTATAGGATTCAATCCAGAATACAACCTACTACTAAATCAAAATGGATCATCAACTGTACAAAATAGCAACTAAAAAACCAAACAAAGCCCACGCTAATAATGCTGGGCTAGTTCTTTACTTTACTAAAGGTGATGAGTACACACCTAACGGACAATGGATTAGTTATCCATACGACTACCACCCATCAAATGCTATCTACTGGACTATGCTTCCTGATAATCCAGAGAAGATAGAGACAGAAGATGAGGCTAGTGATAGAGCTATGAATGAACTACTTAAGCAAGCGTTTACTGATGTTGAACATAGAGTAGCTATGTATAAGACAGTAAAATTAGTATGGGAAACAGCAAGGAGGTTCTTTAATGGAAGAAAGTAAAAAGTTACAAGCTTTTCTACCGCCTCAAGTGTGCAATAAGCTAGATCATTTGGCTGAAAACATGGGCATTACTAGAGCCGAGCTATCTAAACGTATCATTACTGAATGGCTTGAAGGTAATTACACAAAAAACCTAGAGTTTTGGAGTAATGCGAAGCCTTGAAGATCAATTAGCTAATGAAGACCTGATGCTAAACATGGGTCAGAATAGAATAAGATCACAACACAATCGAAAACAACTAGCGAGCATGGAGTCTCTCACCATTTATGGCGAGGCTCTATGCTCTTTTAATGTGGACATTATTGTTAGTCACTTGCGAGCTATCAGAAGAAAGATAGAGCAAGGGAAAGCTGGTACTAACTACGCTATGCTTACTCCTTTACTTGACTTGCCACCCCAACAGGTAGCAGCTGCATCTATAAGGACAGTAGTAGATACGCTATCGAGTACACCGAGCCTCCATCAGGTGGCAGCTAATGTTATCGAAAGGATATGGATTGAAACAATGCTCGATAGGGCTACCGATAGTGAGCTACGAAAATACAAAAGAGGTAGACACAAGAAGAGGTATCGAATCTATTTAATAAATACAATGACTAACACCGAGCAATGGAATGCAAGACAACGGATGGCAAGTGGTTTATTTATGGTCGAGTTAATACAAAAATATACAGGATTAATACAAATTTTTTTAGATAAGAGTTATAAAACTGCAAGAAGAATGGTGAGAGCTACTGATAAATGCATGGAGTGGGTAAAGAAAATAGATACTGACCTTAAAATACAGACACCAAACTTCCTACCTTTACTAATAAAACCTAAACGATGGACTAATCCATACGATGGTGGATACTACAATGAGAATATAAAATTTAATTTATTTAAAAGTAACAATAAAGAAATAGCTTCAAGAATACAGACAGATACAGCGTTCTTAAAGGTTGCAAACATACAAGGCAACGTAAGTTTACAGGTAAATAAATATATTTTAGAACAGATATTATATGCATACGACAACAACTTAGAGATAGGTTGCTTGCTACCAAGAGATGGGTATGCAGTACCACCATATCCAAAGCATTTGGAGGAGGATGACCCACAAGTTATTAAGTGGAGAATAGATTGCAAGAGAATTATAGATAAGAACAACTACACGAAAGGCAGTCGCATAGGTATAGCTAAGACAATATGGATGGCACAAAAATACAAAGACGAACCTAACCTATACTTCCCAAAGCAATTAGATTTTCGAGGCAGAGTATATGATAGAGTTCCCTTCTTAAACGTGCAGGGCAATGATGTATCAAGATCGCTATTGCAATTTACTAATGGCAAGTTAATTAAAACAGAAGAGGATTTGAATTGGCTAAAGATACATGGTGCAAATATGTTTGGTATCAAACAAGACTTCCAAACAAAAATAGATTGGGTTAATAATAATTTAAAGGAGATTAATTCTATTGGAAGAGATTGTTGGTCAGCACCAGAACTATGGATGCGAGCAGATAAGGCTTGGAGTTTTCTTGCTTTTTGCAGGGCAATCTATCTTTATCAACAAGAACCAAGTAGCTATTTATGTCAGCTTCCCTGCCACCTTGATTGCACTTGCAGTTCTATTCAGCACTTCTCAGGTTTGCTTCGTGACAAAGTGATGGGTGAAAAGGTTAACCTTATTAACTCTGATAGACCACAAGATATATACAGCGAAGTAGCTACTGAAATAAACAAAAGACTGGTGGAAAGTGACGACCCTAGAGCTAAGAAGTGGTTAATGTTAAACGTAGATAGGTCGCTGACTAAACCTTGTGTAATGACAGCACCATACTCGGCTACAAATAGTGCCTTCTATCATCATGCTTACAGCTGGGCTGTCGAAAGAGGTGCAAGTTTAGGTAGAAATAATTGGACAAGAGGCAAGGGAGCTATGACAACTGTAAGTTTCATGGCTAGTTTGCTGTATCAAGAAGCAGCTAGGTCTATTAAACCAGCAGTTATTGCAATGAAATGGTTTAGGGCAGTAGGCAGGGAGTTAGGCAAAGACAACAAGCCAGTATCATGGACAAGTCCATCTGGTTTATATGTCGAACAGAAGTATTATGATCCAAAGAAAATACGAATCCAATTAAAATATCTATCGGATGTTTATTTAGATATAAGAACAAACGAGGATACGCCAGAACTTAATACAAAGAAGATGGGACACGCTATCTCAGCAAATATATTACATAGTTTTGATTCATCTCATATGGCATTTTCTACAATTCATGCTTCAATAAGTGGAGTCGAAAATATCTGTGGTATCCACGATTGTTTCGTTACTACTCCGTCTGAGATGAGTGAACTGCGTGACTCAGTTAGACAGACATTTGCTGATATGTATTCAGTTGATTGTCTATCAAAACTAAAGGCAGAATTAAAAGCACAATTAACAGACAACCAAATAAACAACCTACCTCCAGAGCCTACTCTTGGAGACTTGGATGTTTTACTTACACGTTCATCAACCTACTTCATAACATGAATCAAGTTAAAGCAAACCCTTTTTATATCTTCACACCAGAGTGTGGAGTTGCATGGAGTCATCTAGTAAAACCAGATGATGCATTTAATAAAGCACCAGAGTGGAGCGTAACATTACTGTTAGATCCAGAGAATGAAGAAACAACAAGAGTATTTGACGAGTTCGAGAAAGGACTTGAAGCATGGAAAGTACAATTAAAGACTGCATTCCCACAACAAACTTTTAAAATGGGTGAGCATTCTAGGTATGGCTTTACCGAGTTTGAAGGTAAGCCAGTAATGGAAATTAAAACTAAAAAGCCTGTCGAAGCAGGGCAGGGTGCTAATAGATTTAAGAATACACCCCCTATTCTTTTAGATAAGTATGGTACTCCTATACCACCAGAAGAAAAAGAAAAGTACATAGGTTTAGGTAGAGGTACAACAGTACAAGCCAAGTTAAGAGTGCAAGGGTATAACCATCCGACCTATGGTGTTGGATTAACAGTCCAACCAGAAGCCATAGTCATTATGAAATTTGTTCCGTATGAAAAAACGACAGACCTATCAGGGTTCAAGTTCCAAAACAAGAGTGAAACGCAAGACCTCACACCCTCAAATGTTGAAAACTCCTTTGGGGGTAGTACATTTTAGATCAAAGTTTGAGGCACAAGTAGCCTCTGACTTGATTAAAAAGAAAGTACCATTTACCTATGAAACTGTCAGCTATGATTACATCATCAGCAGTAGCTACACTCCTGACATCATCCTTCCTAACTGTGTGGTTGAACTCAAAGGAACGCTACTTAAAGAAGAGAGAAAAAAATATATTGCAGTCAAGACGCAACATCCCACACTAAGCTTGCGGTTCTGTTTTCAAAACGCAAACAACAAACTTAGTAAAGCTAAAAGAAGCCTGACGTATTGGCAATGGGCTGAACGTCATGGCTTTCTTTGGTGTAACAAAACTATCCCAAAAGAATGGTATGAACATTAAAGAAAAAATTTTACAAGCCAAGAAAAGAATTAAAGAACTTGAAAGGTTAATAGCCTATTGGGAAAATGCCAAGTAAGTACATAAGCAAAGAACCCTGCCCAGAATGTAACAGCAAAGATAACGTAGCTGTTTACGATGACGGACATAAGCATTGCTTTGGATGTGGCTGGCAATTTCAACCTAAAAAAATTTTAGACAAACCCACTTTCGTACCAATGAAAAAAGAATGGAGTCCACTAACCGCAATTCCTTGCGAGCTACCCAAGCGTAAAATAACAGAAGAGACATGTAAGTTTTTTAACTATGGTGTTTCGCAATTTAGTGGTAGTGATTGTCAAGTTGCAACCTATCGAGATCAACGTGGATTAATAGCAGCACAACATATTAGATTTAAAGATAAAAGATTTATATGGAAGGGAGACTTGTCAGATATAAAGCTATGGGGTCAGGAACTATGGAGACAATTTAATACTGGTAGTTCTTTTGTAACAATTACAGAAGGCGAGATTGATTGCATGAGCGTAGCCCAAGCCACTCGTTCTAATACTGGTAACTATTTCCCAGTCGTAAGTTTGCCATCAGGTGCTCAGTCTGCTACCAAGTATGTAGCTGCAAATTTAAAATGGTTATCTCAGTTTGTTCGTATTGTTATTTGTTTTGACAACGACTCAGCTGGCTTGGATGCTGCCCAAAAGGTTGCAAAGATCTTACCTACTGGTAAGGCAGCTATCGCTAACCTACCAAGAAAGGATGCTAATGAAATGCTCATCGCAGGGGAGCAAGAGTTACTTAGAGATCTCCTCTTCAAAGCAAGTCCTATCAGACCCGACAACATATTCTCTGCCTACGATTTATGGGAAGATTTAGTTAAGGAAGATAACTCACAGATATGTAGCTATCCTTTTCCAGAATTAAACAAGATGGTACAAGGATATAGAAAGCAGTCGCTGACTACAATCTGTGCTGGCACAGGCGTGGGCAAGAGCCTACTTTGCAGGGAAATGGGATATCATTTTTTAAATCATAATCTTAAGGTCGGATGGATTGGCCTCGAAGAAAGCAGTAAGAGAAGTATGCAAGGCATACTATCCATAGCTTTAAACAAACCATTACATATAGACGAGAAGGCTGTTGATGAGAAAGAGTTACGACAAGCCTTTGATTATTTATTTAGCGACAATAGATTTGTATTACTACAACACTTTGGTTCTTTAGATCCAGATAGATTAATAGATCAGATAACATACATGGCTACTGGTGAAGAGTGCGATGTTATCTTCTTAGATCATCTAAGTCTTGTAGTGTCTGGACTGACAGATGGAGATGAGAGAAAACAAATAGACGTATGTTGTACCAAGCTAAGACAAGTAGTGGAGAAGACAGGTGTTGGTTTAGTTATGGTTAGTCATTTGCGTAGAACAGATGGCAAGCCAGCTGAAGAGGGAGGAGATATAAACTTAGCAGCATTAAGAGGTAGCCAAAGCATAGCCCAGTTAAGCGACCTCGTGATATGTGGCATTAGATCGCAGCAGTCGGAAGACAGTAGCAATGAGTTGCAGTTAAAGGTATTAAAGAATAGACATAATGGATGCTTGGGCAAAGCAGACAAGTTGCTATACAACGAATCTACTGGTCGCCTTACCCCTTCACTAACAAACTTCTAATGACTTTATTAATTGATGCCGATTGGCTTTGTTACCATTGTTGCTACGCTGTAGAGAATGACGACAGGTTTGATGACAACTTGCATGTATTGTACTCAAGACCTAGCTGGGCGTTAGACCTTATCGAGACATACATCAAAGGATACAAGCAAGTATCAGAAGATGAGGGCGAAGTTATTATGTGCTTTACTTCTTATCCAACATTTAGACATGAGTTATATCAAGAGTACAAAGCTAATCGAAAGAGTCGTAGAAAACCATTAGCACTTAAAGCAGTTATGAGTGCATTGTCTAATAGATATAAGTGTGTAAGGTATGAAGGGTTAGAAGGTGATGATGTATTAGGACTATTGGCTACAGACAAGACGCTTGATGATCCTATTATTGTTAGTCCAGATAAAGATATGAGAACTATACCTTGTAAACTATTAGCTGGCGAAGACTTGGAACTTATAACAAGAAGACAAGCAGATAGAAACTGGATGGCACAGGCATTAACAGGAGATACAACTGATAATTACAAAGGTATATCTGGTGTTGGTGCAGTAACAGCTAACAAAATATTAGGAGATGCAAAACAACTTAATGAGATGTGGGAGATAGTAGTTAAAGAATATGAAAAGAAGTCTGGTGGATACAAAGAAGCATTGCTTACAGCAAGACTGGCAAGGATACTAAGAAGTGGTGACTACAATGTGAATACTGGTAAAGTAAAACTTTGGAAACCTTAATCTATTTCTAATGGATTCTTTTTCTTTTTAGGAAAACCAGCCTTCATGTTTTTATAATCTTTATCTGAAATAGTACTATTTGCTTTGCTTCTACTAGTGCCAGCTTTCTTTCTTTTATTTATGTTGTAATACAATCCTTTCTTAGCCATAGTAAATAAAGTATTATGTATATAACTTACCACTAGATATGGCTATTGACGATAACTTTCCACCAGTTGATGAAGCACTAATTATTCGTTTAAATGAATTGTATCCTGAGAAGTGCCCAGCTATTGATGAGAAAGATAGAAACATCTGGTTCTATTCTGGTCAGAGAAGCGTGGTAAAAATGCTCGAATCAGTTTACAATGAGCAAAACACGAACACTATTTAAGAGGTAGCTATGTGCGGAGGGAGCAGAAGACCACCAGATCGTACTGACGAAATGCTTGCTGTGCAACGAGAGCAGATAGCAGAACAAAAAAGACAGTACGAACAAACAAGGCAAGACAATCTCAAGAGACAGGAAGAGCAAAAGAAAATTGCAACAGCTGCACCAGCACCACCACCAACTGAAGCAGCTACCGCAGTAGCAGCTGCATTAGAAATACCAGCTGGAGGTCTTGGAATGGGATCAGCACAGAAGAGAAGAGGCTATGGACGTAGACGTTTAAGAACAGATTTAAAACAAGGCTCTGGACTACAAATCCCTTAAACTAAATGGACAATGAAGTTACCCTGACAAGTAGCGTAGATAAAACTAACGACTACAAATCTCAGATGGATGAGAAGAAAGGCGTTACTGTTGCATCTAAGTATGCTAAAGGAAAATCTAATAGATCTCCTTACAGCGACAGGGCTAGAGCAAATGCAAAAGTTACTATACCTTTTGAATATCCAGATGATACATATGGAGACAGAGGTAAAGTAGATACTCCACACCAATCAATGGGTGCAAGGGGAGTTTTAAATATTGCAAATAAACTTGGCATAAATTTATTCCCTATTAATACAGGCTTCTTTAAGCTTGAGATAGATGGTCTTGGAATGATAGTGGCACAACAAGGGCCAGAAGCTAAGACAGAATTAGATACAGCATTAGTAAAAGTAGAGCAGCAAGTAAGCAACATGCTTGAGACTATGAGTTTCAGAGCGTCCATGCATGAAGCTTTCAAGCAATTAATTATTGCTGGTAATGTTTTACTTTATATAAATCCAACAGGCATAAGAGTATTACATCTAGAGAACTACGTTATCGAGCGTGATCCTATGGGTAACGTAAGTGAAATAATAATTGAAGAAGAAGTTAGTCCTAATGTTTTACCTCCAGACTTCTTGCCTAAAGATATGCAAGATAAAGGTTACGACAAAAACAATAAAGAAAAATCATTAAAGATATATACATGCGTTAAGTACAAAGAAGGTAAGTGCATGTGGTATCAAGAAGTTAAAGGCAAGCCAGTACCTAATACATATGGTATGTCTCCAGCTGATTGCTCTCCCTTCATCCCCCTTCGCTGGGCACAAATCGAAGGAGAACATTACGGACGTTCTTACATCGAGCAATGGTATGGCGACTTAACTGCATTAGAAAATTTATATCAAAGCATACTGGAAGCTAGTGCAATGCTTAGTAAGGTATTGTTTATGGTATCTCCATCTGGAAGCACAAGACCACGCACATTAGTTAATGCAGAAAATGGAGCAGTCATTCAAGGTAGTGCTAATGATGTAACTGTATTGCAAGCACAAGGTAAATTAAATGATTTATCTTTAGCTAACAATACTATCGACAGAATAGAAAACAGATTGTCATTCGCCTTCTTACTTAATAGTGCAGTACAACGTCCAGCTGAAAGAGTAACAGCAGAAGAGATTAGATATTCTAGTCAGGAACTAGAAGCTAGTCTTGGAGGATTGTACTCACAATTAACTCAAGAGCTACAGCTACCTCTAGTTAAAAGACTTATATTTATACTGCAAAAAACTAGAAAGATACCTGACTTTCCTAGAGGTGAAGGAGGAGATAGTTTAATACATCCTAAACCTATTACTGGTATGGAAGCTATAGGTAGAGGAGATGATAGAAATAAATTACTTGAGTTTATTAGTTCAGTAAGTGGATCTCTTGGCCCAGAGGTTATGACACAATATATAAATATGGAAGAAGCATTAAGAAGGTTAGCTGCAAGTAGTTCTATTGATACAACTAACTTAGTTAAGACTCCAGAACAATTACAAAAAGAACAAGAAGATTTAGCTAACAGTCAAAAGGCTATGCAAGAACAGGAAATGATGGGTAAGATGATATCAAGCCCAGCAGCTGCAAGGCTAGCTGACAATTACACAAAACAAGGAGCACCATATGGCCCTCAATTCCAAGAAGGAGGAATCAACCCCAATCAAGAAGGAGGAAACCTCCAACTTCCAACCCTCAATCCAGACGGAATCCCAGCAGCCTGACCCTAACGCCAAGCCAAGAGAGATAGTTATTACTCCCCAGATGGTGGATGAACTTACCAACAAGAATGGGAGGAGATAATGCCTGACGAAATTACTATTACTCAACAACCTACTGGCACAGTAGACGAACAAAACGAAGCAGCAGTTGAGAGTCTAGAACAGGCAGCAGCTGAACTAGAGAAAGAAGGCAACCTTCCTAAAGAACAAGAGTTAATAGGAGGAGAGTTTGAAACTCAAGAAGATTTGCTTAATGCATACAATGAGTTAAAAGCTGCTAAAGCAGAAGAAGCCCCAGAGCCAATGGGTACAGCCCAAGAGATATATGGAGAGGCAGTAGGTAACATTCTTGAACAAGGTAATGTTGATTACAAATCAATGAATGAATACTGGCAAGAGAAAGGAGAGATTACTGAAGAGCATTACAAAGAGTTAGAGCAAGCTGGCTTGCCAAGAGATCTAGTTAATTCACATCTCGCAGGGTTAAAGCAAGAGTTAGCTGTAACAGAAAAAGAAGTCTATGCTATTCGTGAAAGTTATGGTGAAGAAACCTTTACTAATATGCAAGAGTGGGCAACTGCAAACTTAACAGATGCAGAGAAAGCTGCCTATTCAGCTGGTATTAATTCTAAAAACATTGAGCAAGTTAAACTAACTGTTGCTGGATTACATTCCAGATATGTTGCAAACGTAGGTCAAGAACCTAATCTTATATCTGGTCGTCCTATGTCTGGAGTGGCAGATAAGTTTGAAAGCGTAGCACAACTAGAAGTAGCTATGAATGATCCTCGATATGCAAAGGATGAAGCTTATCGTGCAAAGGTGGAAGACAAATTAAGTAGGTCTAATATCTTTTAAGCATCAGACTTAATAGCTTCTCTGTCTTGTAAAATAGCATTAATAGCTATGATTTCTTTGTTGCAAGCTTTTTTAACTTTAACAGCTTCATCTCGTCTATCAATTAATTTTTTTAAAGTATCTTTTAATTGTTCAGTAGTTGGTCGAGCCATTTAAAAGGGTTTACCATAAGCAGTTTTGTTTAAGTTTTCTAAATTTGTCTCTATTGTTTTTACTGCATTTGTGCCTAATAAATTTTTTACCCAATTAATAACAGTTGTTTCATTTAATTTATCGTAAGCA